AGCCGGGGGATGGGGGCAATCGCCCCCTCCAAGATGCCCAAGAAGAAGGTCATCCGACGCAAGGATGACCCGAACGACGTTGACATGTACGCCGAAGGCGGGACCACCAAGTCCAAAGTCAACGAAGCGGGCAACTACACCAAACCCGGTATGCGCAAGTCGCTCTTTGAGAAGATCAAGGGGCAGGCTACGCAGGGCACGGCGGCAGGTCAGTGGAGCGCCCGCAAAGCGCAGCTTCTGGCCAAGCAATACAAGGCCAAGGGCGGCGGGTACCGTGACTAAGAAGCCTCAGCAGTCTCTGAAGGACTGGACTGACCAGAAGTGGAGGACCAAAAGTGGTAAACCGTCTAGTAAAACTGGTGAGCGATACCTTCCAGAAGCTGCGATCAAAGCTCTTTCCCCCCAAGAGTACGCCGCCTCAACCCGAGCAAAGCGAGCAGGCAAAGCCTCCGGCAAGCAGTTCGTAGCGCAACCCAAGGCTATTGCTAAGAAAACAGCGAGGTTCAGATGAGCAGCTTTGCACCGGGTACCGACCCTAGAGTTATGGCCGAGTTTGAGCGGCGGTTTTATGGCGCACGTGTGCCCGGGATGGTGCAGGGCGCAGAGGCTCAGGTTACACCGCAGCTTGCAGTTCGTGACGCAGGTCGAGTTGACGACTACAACCGAATGGTGTCGGGGATACCCGGTTTTCCGTCCTTTAATGCTGCAAGAACGGTTGGAGGTCAAACTCTTGGTTCTATGCCCTCGGGCAATGCCGGGCTGAGTAGCGACGCGATGACCCCCGAAGGTCAGCAGATGCTCGCCAACCTTAAATTACCTGAATATCGCGTTCCGCCGCCTGCGGATATGCAGCCGCAACAGCGGTTTAACCCGTATCAGCAACAGCGGTTCAACCCGTATCAGCAATTCCAGCAGTTCCAACAGCAGCAGTTCAACCCATACCAGCAGTTCCAACAACAGCAGTTCAACCCTTTCATGGGCGGCTTGGGCGGTCTGTTTAGCCAGATGGGCGGCTACGGCATGGGTTATAACCCCATGATGGGTGGCTTTGGTGGCTTTGGCAATGGCTTTGGCGGTTTTGGCAATGGTTTTGGCGGCTACAACCCCATGATGGGTGGAGGCGGCTTCGGCGGCGGTTTTAACCCGATGATGGGTGGCCAAGGCTTTGGTGGCGGCATGCAACAAGGCAATTTCGCTCAGCCTCAAGGCGGCTCAAGCCCGTTCGGCGGCGGGTTTGGTGGCGGTTTTGGTAGCCGTGGATACATGAACCAAATGAGTGGATCGGCACCAGCCGGTCAAGCTGCTGGTTTTGGAATGTATTAAACATAAGGCTAAGGCATGACAACTTCAGGCGTAGCTGCGTTTGACCTCGACCTCAATGAGATCGTCGAGGAAGCCTTTGAGCGTGCCGGTGGCGAGATGCGCACCGGCTATGACTTGCGCACGGCCCGTCGCAGCCTGAACCTGTTGTTCGCTGACTGGGGCAACCGGGGCGTGAACATGTGGACGTTCGAGCAGAACGTCATCACCTTGGCTACTGGTCAGCCGACCTACGCGCTGCCGGACGACACGGTAGATTTGCTTGACCATGTCATCCGCACCAACGCCAACGTCCCCAACAACCAAGCCGACCTAACCATAACCCGGATCAGCGTCAGCACCTACGCCACCATTCCCAACAAACTGATCACGGGCCGACCCATTCAGGTCTGGATTCAAAAACTGTCGGGTCAGGACTCTGTGCTTGCCGGGACGTTGCAGGCAACCATACTGGCTGACACCACGTCGATCCCGATTACTTCTTTGGCTGGTGTCCCCAATGCGGGCTTTATCAAGATCGACAACGAACTGATTGCGTTCAACGAAGTGCAGCCTGCTAGTGGCGGCAACCCGGCGTTGCTGCTGAACTGCGCCCGTGGCCAAGGCGGTACGACTGCCGCAGGCCATAACTCTGGCGCAGCCATCATCCTGTCGCAGAAGAACAGTATCACGGTGTGGCCAACGCCCAATCCGGGCACAACCTACCAGTTTGTGTACTGGCGCCTGCGTCGTATGCAGGACGCTGGTGGTGGCGTCAAGACGATGGACGTGCCGTTCCGCTTTCTGCCCTGCCTCGTGGCGGGCTTGGCGTACTACATTGCCCTGAAGGTGCCTGATGGGCTGAGCCGATTGCAAGTTCTTAAAGAACAGTACGACGAGGCTTGGCTGACTGCCGCAGGCGAGGATCAAGAGAAGGCGGCGGTGCGGTTTGTGCCCCGGCAGATGTACATCGGGAGCGGCACCTAAATGGGAAACCGGTTCGCGTCAGGCAAAAATGCGATTGCCGAGTGCGACCGTTGCGCATTCCGGTTCAAACTTACGCAGTTGCGCAAAGAGATTATCAAGACCAAGAACTACAACCTCTTGGTTTGCCGGACGTGTTGGGATCCAGATCAGCCGCAGTTGCAATTGGGTATGTACCCGGTTGATGACCCGCAAGGTTTGCGTGATCCGCGTCCTGATCTAAGTTACGTGCAGTCGGGGAATACAGGTTTGCAGATTGTGGACACGACGGCAACCACGCAGGAAGCGGTGGGTTTCCCAAGTGAAGGCAGTCGGGACTTCCAGTGGGGTTGGAATCCTGTTGGTGGTTCACGTGGCCCTGATGCAGGTTTGACGCCAAATAACTTGGTGTTAACGATTCAAATTGGTACAGTCACGGTTGTGACGGCATAGGAGCAAAAAATGGATGCGATGAAGAAAGTGGCCAAGGCCGAAGTCAAGGCGCACGAGCAGCGCATGCACGCTAAAAAGATGCGTGCTGGTGGCAAAACCAACAGCGACATGCTCAAGATGGGTCGTGGTCTGGCCAAAGTCGCCAACCAGATGAACCCTGGCCGCAAGCAGAAAGGTGTTTGACATGGCAACCTACAAGACCCCCAAGCCGGTGGCTACACCGGTTGTTGGCGCTGACGACATCAAGAAGGCGCTGCGCATGGACGTGTCCGTGGCCAACATGCACTCCAACGAATATAAGCCGACCAAGACCAGCGGCATCAAGATTCGTGGCACTGGTTGCGCTACTAAAGGTGTGATGGCTCGCGGCCCGATGGCTTGAGGTTGAGATGACCTACAACGAGTTGAAAGCGGCGATCATCGCCTATTCGGAGAACCAAGACTCCTCCTTTGAGGCGGAGATTCCGGTGTTCGTCCGTCAGGCTGAGCAGCGCATCTACAACTCGGTGCAGTTCCCGTCTCTGCGTAAGAACGTCACGGGTGTCACGTCGTCGGCCAACAAGTACCTTTCCTGCCCTGGAGACTTCTTGTCGGCGTATTCGTTGGCTGTCATTGCCCCGAACGGCGACTACGAGTACTTGCTGAACAAGGATGTGAACTTCATCCGGCAGGCGTACCCCAACCCGACGACTGACACTGGCATCCCGCGCTACTACGCGCTGTTTGGGCCTACGACGACCAACGACCCTTCGCCTGTCATTACCGACGAGTTGTCGTTCATTCTTGGCCCGACGCCCAACGCTACCTACAACGTCGAGTTGCACTATTACTACTACCCTGAGTCCATCACCGTTGCGGCGGACGGGCGTACGTGGTTGGGCGACAACTTCGACACGGTTTTGTTGTACGGCTCACTGGTTGAGGCTTACACCTACATGAAGGGTGAGCAAGACATGATGGGCGTCTACAACCAGAAGTACATGGAAGCACTGGCGATGGCCAAGCGTCTGGGTGATGGTCTGGAGCGCAGCGATGCGTACCGCAGCGGGCAGGCCCGTGTGCCCCCGCTACCTCAGAATAGAGGTGTCCAGTAATGCCCATCGACCAGGGTGCAACCAATCAGTTTAAGGTGGGCATGGCCTCGGGCCAGTTCAACTTCAGCACTGACACGTTCAAGATGGCGCTCTACACGGGCGGGGCCACGCTTGGACCGACGACGGCTGCATACACGACTGCCAATGAAGTTCCTACTGGTGGTGGCTACACCGCAGGTGGGGAAGTTTTGACCGTCAGCGTTGCCCCTACGACTGGTCCCGACCCAAACAACACGACGGCGTACCTGTCGTTTGCCAACGCTACGTGGAACCCGGCGGCATTCACTTGCCGTGGGGCGTTGATTTACAAGGTTGGTGGGGGTAATCCCACTGTTTGCGTTCTTGACTTTGGCAGTGACAAAACCGCTGTCACGTCTTTTCAAGTGCAGTTTCCCGTCGCGGACAGCACCAACGCCATCATTCGTATTGCATAGGAGCGATCATGATCATTGCCAAGGCCCAATCTTCGGACGCTGTGTCTGCCGGTCTTGTCGCTAAGACAGGTTTTACTGACTCTGCCCGTGGCGGCGGCGTTTTCCACGTTCAGTGCTTCGACAAGGACGGCAACCTGAAGTGGGAAGACCAGATGCACAACCTCGTGGTCAATGAGGGCCTGCAAGATATGAACACCCAGTACTTCAAGGGCAGCACCTACACGGCTGGATTCTTCCTTGGTCTGGTGACTGGCCCCGGCTCGGGTACGGCCTACGCTGCGGGTGACACCCTGGCAAGCCACATCGGCTGGACCGAGTTCACCAACTACTCGGGCTCGCGCAAGGCTGTGACGTTCGGTACGGCTACGACGGCTGATCCTTCGGTGATCAGCAACTCGGCCTCTCCCTCGCAGTTCAGCATCACGGGCGGTGGCGGCACGGTGGCCGGGGCGTTCCTCTGCACGGTGGCTTCTGGTACGTCTGGTGTGCTGTTCTCCGAAGCAGACTTCCAGTCTCCCGGCGACCGC